ATCTGATTTTTAAATCAAATTCCCAACCACTCTTAGTTGCCGCTTTGAGTGGTTTTTTACGCTTTCTAAATAGTTTGCTAGCTATATAAACTATTAAGCTAGCAGATAGACTTGCTAGTATGCCTTGTAAAAAATTATCCATGTATATTCACCTCCCTTCTTATCGTTGGGAGGATAATTTTTTAATACATGAACTCCACTCTATAAATTGTAGATTACATCTTCTTGCTAAAAATATTATAACATATAATTATTACATATTTTACCTATTCTATATTTATTTTTTTATTTTGCTATCTTCTTCGTCCCCTCTTTCTCTCTCTTTCAGTTTCTTTCATTGCTTCCTCTTCATCTTCTATCTTTATAAGTATTGAGGCGGCTGCTAACGCTCTCTCATTAACTTCTAAATTCATATATTCACTTGGCTTCCACTTTAATTTTTGAATACAATAATGAGTGATGCTAGCATCAAAATCGCCACCTCTGATTAGTTTTTTGCTTCTTCTACTTTATCCTCAAAAGATGTATCAAATCCATTGACTTCATTCACTTTTACTGTATAATTGACATACTCACCTGCTGTAAGCATTGTCTTTAATAACTGAGCTTCTCCCATTACTCCATAACTATTTTGGAGTTCGGCATCCTTTAAATCTGGAAATACTGTAGATGCTACACATAATTCAGCTACATAACTATTGTAGTCAATTTCACTTGTATATTGTCCAGTATGCTTACCATTGTTACCAATCACTTTTACTCTTTTAGTACACTTTCTTCTTAGTGCTTCGTCTTCTTCAGATGATAAAACTTTTAATTCCCATTCAACTGGTTTCCCTTCTTTATCTAAAAATCTGTTACTCGCTACATATTTTACATTATCAACCTTTATTGCATTTTGACTTAAAAAAGCACTTAAATTACTCATATTATTCTAATCTCCTTTTATTTTAATTTTTCATATAAAAAATACACATATATAATTTATAAATGTGTATTTTACTCCATTCCTGCCAATAAATTAAATTTTTCTACTAATTCCCAATCCTCAAAAGTGAAATCCATATCTTCATCTAAATACTCACCATCAGCATCAAATTTAGTAATTATTCCACTGTCCATATTACAATCTTTAAGTACTACTGTCTGTCTTCCTACAGCAGATGTAGGGTCTTCATTTGTAACTTGTATGTCAAAATAAATATCCTCACCAGTTTCTTTATATCTGTAAAGTAATTCTCTAAAAATAGAAGTATTATAATGAAATGTTGCACTTCCAGTATTTGTACTCCCAGTTGTTTTATTTCCCTTTGTTGTTCTTCCTAGAATTGGAACTTCACTTTTATTTTTTTCCATTTTAGCCTCTAAATCTATAGCTTGCATAAAATTATATCTTTTACCTTCTATAGTTATAAAACATTCAGCTTTCTTTGCACTAACTGTATCTTTAGCATTTATTGTTTGAGCCATATTATCACTCCCCTCTCTAACTAACTGAAACTGTCATATAAAGCTTACTCATAGCATTTATAACCTTAACAGCATCAGATACTATGACAGTTTTCTTATCATTTCCAAGCTCTACACTAACATCATCAGTTTTAAAATCTTCTATTGCCCTTATATTCTCTAATTCTTTATGGTGTTTAACAACATCATTCCAGAAACTTATTCTTCCTGCCTTATCATTTGGAACTTTACCTAAATACTTTTCATTAAATAAAGTTGCAATATCATTAGCAATTTGGTCAAGTACTCTAACACTTTGGTTACTTGAAAAATCGTCATTTTTATCATCTGTAAATGATACAAAAGTATTTATATCCTCTAACACATGAACTTCATCTCCCACCTTGTGGAATATAAATTTACCAGTTTTTAAAGCTTCTTCAAGTTGTATTTGTGTATAATTAACATCAACATCAAACTCACCATCATACTTCTTATTAGTATTAGATTTATTTATATCGCATCCTGCTATAGCTCCAGCCGCCCAATAAATTAAACTAGATTCTACTAATCCAATATCTTTAATCTTATTTTCTACAGACACTACACCTTCATAATCTGCATCACTTTTCTTATATAGTACTGTTTGAAACTTAGCTCCTACCTTATCTCTCATTCTCTTTGTAAACTCTACAAATAAACTTTTAATTTCTGTTGTTGTAGCCAAACATCCTAAAGCATTAAAGCTATAGCTTTCTATTTTATCCAAGAAAGCTTGGTACTCTGCTCCTGTCACAGCTTCGCCATTAGTTCCACCAGTAAATACAAGTCCTGCACTTGCTTCTAGTGTTGCATCCTTCTTCCAAGTGATATAGTCATTGTCTTGTAAGTCTGCAATAACCTTTGCTATTTGAGTATCTACCTTCTTATTATCTAAAAGTGTTACAACATCAAATTTAGTGTTATCATCTATATTTGTTGTTACTATAACTTTTAAATCATTACCTCTTATTCCACTATACTTAGCTATAGCTATAGTACAACTGGCTTTAACGCCTTTATTTAATTTATAACCTTATATTTTTGAATAAATCTCTCAAGCCTTTCAGCTTCTCATGAGTATAATCATATCCAAAATACTTCACTGAATACTTCTCAAAATCATCACTGGTTACTTGGAATACTTCTTCATCTATGCCCCAATCTAACTCTAAAGGTATTGCAACAATACCTCTATCCGATAATGAACTGGTTGCCCTCTTAGCTGAGATAAAATTTATATATGCACCAGGTAGGACCTTATTTTGTGTTACAAATGTTCCTCCACCTAAAGCCATCTAACTCACTCCTTTCATAAAATTATTTATTATTTCCTCTACTTCTGAGAAGGAATATAACTCATTTTCTTTTAAAATTGCATTTAATAAATCTTTTCTATTTACATACTTCTTAGAATTAACTATCTGCTCCTTAGTAAACTTGTAATTTTCTTCTTTACTTAATGTTTTACTCAAGTTTATCACCTCTCTTCAAACCACCAAATAACTCTACTGTATCCATTTTATCTGCATTATTACTTTTTATAGTAAAGTAGTTATAATCAACGAAGAAATGAAGAACATTATCTATAATTTCAAAATTCATATTTGTACCTCTGACTAAGTCTCCATCAATTTCTATATACTCTAATTCCTCCAGTAACATCTCAGCTATCTCATTTATTTCAAATGATTTATCATTACTTTTAGGAAAATAATGTACATCAAAAGAGTTCTTTTTTAATGTCCTGCCACTTGGATATGATACTTTGCTTGGATTTATAGGAACAATAAAAAAACAAGGTTCATTTATACCTTGCTCCACATCTTCACTATAAATTGTATAACTCTCTCCAAATGTTTTATCTAATTTAATAGATATTCCATCAATTATATTATTAAGCATCAAATACTCCTTTAAGTAATATTAATAACTTTTTCTCTATAATCTTATCAATTTGGCTTTGTAGTTCCATCTCTGAAATTGTTAAGAAATGTTGTCCTTTAACCCATCCCTTACCATCTTTAGTTCTATGCCCGAAATTTACATAACTTGCATATTCAGTTGGATTAACAACTTCTATAATATAATTATTACCTTGTTTGTAAACAGGAAGTGACCTAGCATAAGCCACTCCATTCCATCCTTGTCGTAAGAATCCTGTATCAACTGGTGTTCTTCTAATTACTTTCCCAAGTAATCGTGCTGCTAATTCTCTTGCTGCATCCTTGCAAAACTTATCTAAATCAATCTTTGTAAGCTCCTCCATCTTTTTACAAACTCTTTTAAACTCTCTAAAATCAACACTGCCCCATCTAGCCATTATGCTTTATCCTTAAATAACTCAAGTATTATTTCTTGATGATTTGGATATATAGCTGATTCTCCACTTCTTACATACTCTTTATCATTTATAATAAGTTTTGAACCTGCTTTAATTTCTATATCTGGAGATATAAAGAGTTTAATAGTTTGCTCTAGCTTAGCTACTTTCCCTTCTGTAGCAGAAACTATATTTTTATATGAAAGTTTACATGGTTGATTTTCTAATACAATCACTTCTTTATTGTTAGTTCGTTTTGTTACAGGGTCTTTAATTGGCTGATACTCAACTATAGTACATTTATCTCTATATAACATTTCTATTGCTTTTCTAGTTTTACTTACCATCTTAAGCACCTAAAGGTTAATATCTTATTCTTACCATAAGTAGTAAGATAAGCTATTAAGCTATCAAAGCGTTGTTCTGGTGTTTGAGAACCACTTCCTATAGCAAAATCTACCTTTGTGTCACCTTCTGATATAGACTTTTCTACAGCTTCAAAGTTAATGCTTTCTATATCTAATTGACCCATATTTTTCTTGGTAAATAAGAACTCTCCAACTATCATATCAACTTCAATTTCTTTCAATTCAATTGGCATAGTTTTTATATTACAATCTAGTTTAATAATATTTTCTATTTTTTCTCTTACAAAACCTATTAACCACTTATCTCCATCTTTTAATATATATCCAAAACTTTCAAGTCTTTTTTCTATTTCATCAATTATA